TTAAATGATGATAATGCACCATTGATATGGGTTCAAGTAGCTGTTGATGGAGGGGGAGGAACCAACCCTCCATTGAGTATGCATGATCCAAGTAATGGGCCATTACAAGGTGAGTGTATAAAACATATTCGTGCAGGTCATAATTTTTATGGTGGTCAAGCTAATTGGGCTGAACTCTATACTGGTATTGCTGGTAATTGTGGAATAAAATCTGATACTCTTTCAGCATTAGCAATTCCATATAGTGCAAGTGAAGGTGGATGGCTTCCAGATGTTTCATTTCTTGAGAATGGAGCTTTTGCAGGTCTTGGATGGTGTCTTGCTGGTGATGGAGAAGCTGCTACAGAAGCAGGTAACATATATAATGGTTTAAATGGTACTCAACAAGCTTCAGCAGGAGCAACTTTTTCTAATGCAAATAGAGCTAATAATTTTGCTGCTAATTTAGCTACACATTTAGCAAACGTTAAAGATTTTTTAAGTAAACTAAATAATTTCTTAAATGCTAATGCAAATGGATCTGAATCTGAAAGAAATAATACGATAGATGATATATTAGAAATATTTGCAGCTGTTCCTTTCGCTGGTGCTTTGATGAACAATGGATGGTTCCTTCCTAATTTAAGAAAACATGGAAATAATCCAAATAATTTACCTACTGGTGTTGCTGGAAATGCTCATGTACTATATCCTCCAGATAAAATACAACAAAGATGGGCTTCACAAATGAAAACAGATAGTGATGGATCACCTAATACTAGTGGTCAATATAATAGTCAAAATCAGAATGTAAACTATGGTGATTTTAGAGATTATATACCTGCTATAACACCTAATAGATCAGATACTGGTTCAAAAGATTGGGCCTGGTTTTTAACACACTTAAATAGAGGTGATACAACTAGTGTACCTTATGTAGATGAAGATACTAATGAATTTGTTTGGAATGAAAGTTATGGATTTGGTAGAGGTGGTTCTGTTGAAGAAGCTGATCCTTTTTTAGATTGGATTGAAGAAAAAACAGATCAACAAACTGCTAATTCTCTTGGAGTTTTAGTAGATATGAGTCCAGGCGCACAATTCTTTGTTGCTGGTGTTGTTCCTATAGCTATATTAGAGGCAGGTGGTAGAATGATTAAATCAAAGAAAGGAGAATCAATTGGAGCAACAAACTTAGATGGATATGACACAACAACTTTTGAAACTAGAATATCCGCAGAAAATATGAAAGCAGGAAATGCGGCAATGTATAATTATCTTGTTAATACAGGTGATGCAAATGGAAAGAAATTTACAGCAGTACCATGACTTTAATAACTTCTACTAACAAATACGCGTTCAAGGAATGGATGAGGGAATATAGGAAGATGTTTGGGCCAGAACCATTAATTTCTGATTATATGGGATTGGTTAGTAAGTTTCTTACCTCTTCACAAAGTGGTGTAACTTCAAATAAGCATGAGAAAGTTAATATAGTTATGTGGGAAACATTTGATGAAACTGTAGATTTATCAGGTAAATTAAGAGTGGGTGAATATTATTATTTTCCAGCTCTACCAAATGATCAAGTTAAAGTAAAAAATGGATCCACAACAGTAACACTTGATTTTGATAATGATGGTAAGATTAGAAATAAAAATTTAGGTGATTATGTTGATATTGGAGATAAAAGAATAACTATCAGAGGTATTGGTGGTACTCTAGGACAAGCTGGACAAGGTGTAACGTATGCAATAGCTCCTAGTGCAACTACTGTTAATGAAGGTGTTACTATAACATTTACTATTACTACAACTAATATAGCAAATGGAACTACTGTTTATTGGGATACAACTGGTGGTGTAAATGCAGCTGATTTCACGGATAATGCAGTTTCGGGAAATATTAATGTAAATAATAATACTGCAACATTTACAAGAACATTAAAGAATGATCTAAGTTTAAATCAAACTGAAGGTACTGAAACCTTTCAAATTCGAGTAAGTGATGGAACTAATATTGTAGCAACTAGTCCAACTATAACAGTAAATGATACTTCTTATGCTGGTTATACTGTTACCACATCATCAACAACACCAGCTGAAGGCACTACAATGACGGTAACTCTTTCTACTGTAGGTGTTCCAAATAGTACTTATGTATTCTTGGCGGCTATAAAAAATGATGGAAGTAATAATTATATGGATAGTAGTGATGTTGGTGATAGATGGCAAGGAGTTTCTGTTTTTAATAATACAGCTTCGTGGAATATTCCTATAACTCAAGATCTTATAGTTGATACTGGAGAACAGTTTAATGTTGTTGCTCGACTTGGTAATTCAAGTGGAACACTAGTTGCAACTAGTCCATTAATAACTATTCAGGATACGCCATTTTCAATTTCTGTAACTCCTAGTACAACAACAGCAAATGAAGGTGAAACAGTAAACTTTACTGTTAATACAACAGGTATTCCTAATGGAACAACATTAACTTGGTATGTAGTCGGAAATTCATCTACTGATTATAATGATATGTATCATACCTTTAATATTAATAATAATCAGGGAACATTTAGTATAGCATTATTACAAGATTTTATTGATGATCCTGGCGAATCGTTTGTTGTTAGGATACAATCTCATTCTGGTAGTGGTGCTACAGTATTTGCAACTAGTACAACAATTAATATTAATCAAGTTACTTGGACATTCAATATAACTCCATCAGTAACAACAATAGCTGAATCTACTGGAGGACAGTCACCTGTTAATACTACTCTTACACTTGCTATTGCTACATCAGGGATTGAGGATGGTACACAGCTGAGAGTTTGGCCAGAAAGGGTTAGTCCTAGTGGTGGTGATTATTCAGGTGCATATGATTTTACCACTACTTGGGATACTGGAAATCCTCCTTGGGATTTTACAATTAATAATAATGCAGCTACTTTACCTATTAAAATAAAAGGTGATGCTCTAACAGAAGGAACTGAAGTATGGAGATTTAGATTTGCACCTTACAATAACCAAAATGTTACAGCAGGAACTAGTCCTGATATTACTATTACAGATGCATCATTTATCGGTTCACGAAAAACTGATAAAACATTTGGCCCTATAAGAGTTAATAGAGATAATGGAAATGCAGCAAATGTATCAGATTGGTATACAATATGTGGCCTAGATAAATTACCAAACAACTCTAAAGTAGCAATCTTTATTGACAAATCAGGAAGTATGACACAATCTACTATTTCCGCATCCTATGATTTACTGATGTCAAAATTACAAGCAAGAAACATGGATGTTATTACTAAAACTGATATGAATGAAGATTGGATTGCGCCCTTTACAGGAATTATTGATGACCCTTAAATTTTATGATTACACTTGATGATGTGCAACATGAGTGGACTATTGATTCTAAAATTGACCCTGAGTTACTAGATGAAGAGTCTATAAAAATACCACAATTACATAGCAAATATCTTAAGTATCTTTCTGATGTAAAACTACTTAAGATTAAAAAAGAAATGGAGTATAAGGTTCTACTTCGAGAGAAGTTTGAATATTATACTGGTAAAGCAGATGAAGAAGTTTATAAAGAAAAACCTTTTGATCTAAAGATTCTAAAACAGGATCTATCACTATACATGGAGTCTGATACGGATATTCAAGCCTTACTTGCCCGTATAAATTACTATGAAGAGATCATGTTTTTTCTTGACAAAGTTCTCCATTGTTTAAACAACAGAGGATTTCAAATTAAGAATAGCATAGATTGGCAAAAATTTATGCAAGGTAGCATCTAATGTCTGATGTCACTATTCAGAAGAAGAATGAGGTATATCTAAAAGTTGATTGTGAACCACATATTAAATATGAACTTTCATCATATTTTACTTTTGAGGTTCCAGGCGCTAAATTTATGCCACAATATAAAAGACGACTCTGGGATGGAACTATTAAACTGTTCAGTCCAGCAGAAGGAAAGATATATTGTGGACTATATGATTACTTAACTGAATGGTTGGCTGAAAATGGGTATTCCTATGAGGATAAGAGACATGATGAATATGGATTACCTTGTGAGAGAAATGATTTTATTACAGCACAAGGCGTAGCGGATTTCGTAAAGTCATTAAATATTCCATTAAAGGTAAGAGACTATCAATATAATGCAATATATCAAGCTTTAAAATATAATAGAAGATTATTATTATCACCTACTGCATCTGGTAAGTCATTAATGATCTATGCTATTACTAGATATTTTGTCAATAATGAAGATAGAGTTTTAATAGTAGTTCCTACAACTTCATTAGTAGAACAGTTATGTGGAGACTTTGATAGTTATGGATGGTCTTCTAAAGATTACTGTCATAAAATATATTCTGGTAGAGAAAAGTATACATCCAAACCAGTAACTGTCACAACATGGCAATCCATATATAAGTTACCTAAAAAATATTTTGAATCATTTGGATGTGTTATAGGAGATGAAGCTCATTTATTTAAAGCAAAGTCTCTTATTAATATAATGACCAAGTTGCATAACTGTAAACATAGAATTGGTTTTACTGGAACACTGGATGGATCTAATACAAATCAATTAGTACTAGAAGGATTATTTGGTTCTGTTAATAAGGTTATTAAAACTAAGCAATTAATTGATAAAGGGTTCTTATCTAAGTTAAATATCACTGTACTTTTATTACAACATGATAGTAGGGTATTTGAATCGTATCAAGATGAAATGGATTATATTTGTACGATGGATAAAAGAAATAAATTCATCCGTAACTTAGCATTAAATCAAGAAGGAAATACATTAATACTCTTCGCCTACGTGGAAAAACACGGTCAGGTTCTTTTTGATATGATAAATAGTAATGTATCGTCAGATCGCAAAATCTTCTTTGTTCATGGAGGAGTTGATACTGAAGATAGAGAACAAGTAAGATTAATCACGGAGAAAGAAAACAATGCTATCATCATTGCGTCCTATGGTACTTTTAGTACTGGTATCAACATTAAGCGTCTTCACAATATCGTGTTCGCAAGCCCCTCAAAGTCCAGAATCAGAAACCTCCAAAGTATTGGTAGAGTCCTTAGAAAAGGTACTGGAAAAGAAATAGCAACGTTATATGATATAGCTGATGACTTTTCCAAAGGAGAAAGAAAGAACTATACATTAAATCATTTAGTAGAAAGAGTTAAAACATATTCTCAAGAAAATTTTAATTATGAAATTATCCCCGTTAACTTCAGGAGAAAGAATTGATGCAGCATCAAGAATTTACAGGCATTATAAAACTTATAACTAATGAAAGCATCATTGGTAAAGTTTTGGTGTGTGATGATGAGCAAGATGGATTTGTAATTGAATATCCATTTATAGTAACTGAGACTATGATGCAAACTCCTGGCGGAGATATGGTAAAACTTGATTTGCGCCCTTGGGCTAAATTTTCTAAAGATGAATTATTTTTTATAGACAGAACAAAAACGATCACGGTATATGAATCCGATGATCGCTTATTAAAAATATATAAAAGAACTTTAAAGAAATATTTAACTTACGTTGATAATCCAAATCAACGTCCAGACACAGATATTAATAGAATAGATCTAACTGAAGAAATGGGATTTAGATCTAAAGTACAAGACGCTAGGAACTGTTTAGAAAAGATATTTAAAGACTCTTAAAAAAGCTATATCAACCCTTGAACCCTGACAGAGTTATTCTACAGGGAATTTAGCCACTTGTCAAGTCTTTTAAAATATGTTATAGTATGTACACCTAGAAAGGATATAATGGCTGCAAAGAAAAAGGAACATTATGTAAATAATAAAGAATTCTTAGAAGCGATGGTCGTATATCGAACTAAGGTAATTAAAGCTCGTGAAAATCATGAATCGAAACCAAAAGTTCCTGAATATATTGGTTCTTGTTTTTTAAAGATAGCTACACATTTATCATATAGACCAAATTTTGTCAACTATATGTTTAAGGATGACATGATTTGTGATGGTATAGAGAATTGTTTGCAGTACATTGATAATTTTGATCCAGAGAAGTCTAAGAATCCTTTTGCTTATTTTACACAGATAACTTATTTTGCCTTTTTACGTAGGATTCAGAGAGAAAAGAAACAGCTTGATATTAAGACACGTATATTAGAGAAGTCTGGTTTTGATGAAGTCTTTAGTGCAGATTCATCTGCAATGGGATATGACTCAGCTCAGATGAATAGTATTAAAGAGAGTCTTGAGATCAAGGTGAATAGATGACAATAGCAATTATAACTGATCAACATTTAGACGGTAGAAAGAATTCTAAAGTCTTCTGGGATTATTTCCTGAAGTTTTATGATGATATATTTTTTCCTGCTTTAGATAAGTATAAGATAAAAACAGTATTAGATCTTGGAGATACGTTTGACAATCGTAAGAATATAGATCTTGCTGCTTGGTATAGAATAAAGAAACATTATTTTCAAAGATTGTATGATCGTGGTATACAGGTCAAAATGATCATTGGAAATCATACAGCATATTATAAGAATACAAATAGAGTTAATACACCAGAGTTATTATTAGATAGAGCATTTGATAATATAGAAATTATTACAGAGATTCAAGATCTTGTTGTAGAAGGGAGAAAAATTACATTTATACCTTGGATTAATCAAGAAAATGAAGAACATGTCTTTGATCATATTAATAGAACTAATGCAAAAATTGCTATGGGTCATCTTGAGATAAATGGTTATCAAGCTTATCCTGGCCATTTCTTTCGTGGTGGTAATATAAATCAAGATTTGTTTTCTAAGTTTGAATATGTTTTATCTGGACATTTTCATCATAAATCTGAGAGAGGAAATGTTAAGTATCTTGGCAATCCTTATGAGATGTATTGGAATGATTATGCTGATGATAGAGGATTCCATTTATTTGATCCTAAAACAATGAAGTTAGGATTTATTAAAAATCCATATAGAATGTTTAGGAAAATATTTTACGATGATACTAATACAAATTATAATACTATGAATTTAACTGAGTATAAGAATACTTATATTAAATTGATAGTTAATAAAAAGAAAAGTAATTTTGCTTTTGAAAAATTTGTAGAAAGATTGTATGATATAGGTGTTCATGATCTTAAAATTATTGAAGATCAATCTCTAGACTTTGAAAATGCTGATCAAAGTATTGAATGTGAAGATACATTATCAATTTTAAATAAATATGTAGAGGATACTGAAGATATAGAATGTGATAAAAATGGTATAAAAGATATTATTAAATCCATCTACGTAGAAGCCTGTGAGGTACAGTAATGTTTATACTCACCATGAAAGAAGATGATAAAGCCGCCGAAGGAGCTTATGCTGTCATTACAGAACATGGTGAGAAGGTGCTGCAATTATTTCAGAATGAAGATGACGCAGTAAGGTATATGGGTCTTTTGGAAGCAGATGATTTTCCAGATATGGCTATAGAAG